GTTTTTCAACATGTTTATCATGACGCTCTCTTAACTTATCAAAATCAGGAAAATCAAAATCATCTACATTTTGAAGAAGATTATATAAAGCACCTGACCCCTTCATAAGGGCCTCCAATCTTTCTCTATTAAAAATGGGCTTACCATAAACTTTTAAAGCATAATCATAAACTATCTTACAATAAGAATAGACTTGTCTATTCCCAACACTCAAATAAGCAACAGATATTAATTTTGCCATAAACCCATCTATAGTAGAATTAGCTTTGTCAGAATTTCCAATTCTAAATTTTAAATCATAGGAAGAACGATAGGGATATATTCCAACCATTGTTGATGAATTTCCAATTACATCAAAATTATAGCACATAGAATTCTTTAAAAAAGTAATACCTGGAGTAGTTTGAGTAGTCTTCCAGACATTACCAACTTTTTCGTTTACAACAGTGCCAAACAACGGTCGTTTATAGAAATACTTAAATTTTAAGCCAAATTTTTGAGCAAATTCTTTATAAGAATCTCCAGTCATACCAAACATATCCTCAAATATAGTAGGCCAACTTAGCATAGTATCATCGCCAAGAAAACTTTTCTGAATTAAACCCCAATCAACAGCATCTTTAAGCATCTGATACTGAGGATGATCCTTATGTTTGGATAACATATGAGACAAATAACAAAAGAAAACTATCATCTGATAAGCAGTATCTCCGTGAGAAGTCTCAAAAGTTCCGGAAAACATCATTCCTTGCACTGCATACAATTGTTGCAGAGGAACTATATATAAATATTTAAACATTAACCTAAAAATAACATTCCCTATTACAGTTAATGTAAGTTTATTTTCAGAATTGAACCAAGTAGCAAAGAAAATTCCAACAAAACCGAGAACTCGAAATAATAAACTTTGATCAAATTTAGTTACATCTCCTTCGAAATAACTACGAGCCCTCAACATAGGATATTTTTCATATATATGTCTAAATTTTTCTTCTTCTTCAACACTACAATTAGTAGTACCACAAGAATGTCTTTTAAATATATCAAAAAAACCACCATCGTTTAATGAAGTACCAGCTTCCCACCCATTACGAGATAAATAATCAAATATACCTTTCATGGCTATATAAGACAAAAAAATACAATGGGCAGACTCAACAAAGAAAATACGAAGTTTAGAATGTATACTTTCTAACTCTTCAAGGCTTAAAGATTCAAC